GGTCATGCGCAGGAAATCGTCAGCCGCCGCCAGCGCCTGCACCCGCGTGCCGACCGCAAGGGGGCGGATCGCCTGGCCCTTGGGCCGGCCGAGCGCGTGCCAAAGCGTACCGTCGTGGAATACGCCAGCCCAGCCCTGGAAGCCGCTGGCCATCAGCGCTTGGCCGTCGCCATGCAGCGCTACCCAGAAGAACGGAGAGCGATCCAGAAGATCGATCTCGGTCATCTCGAAGGCGGTCAGCAGGCGTTTCTCGCCGATCTCGCGGGTGAAGACGTGGCCGCAGAGATCGCAGATGGAGGCACCGAGCGGCAGTTCGGCCTCGCAGGACGGGCAGGTCTTCCACGGGCGCTCGCCAGGCGGGGTCTCGTCCTCGTCGAGATCGATCTCCTGCTCTAGCGTGCCATGGCGAAGTGCCGCGCCCGCAAAATCCAGCACGATGCAGTCGGTCTTGACGATGCCGGGGAAGCGTTCGGGATCCACCCGGCGCAAGCCACGTCCGACCGCCTGAATGAAGGTGCCCTTGTGCAGCATGGGGCGCAGGATGCCGATGCAGCCCACGGGCTGGCTGTCGAAGCCTTCGGTCAGCACCATGCAGTTGGTGAGAACCTGAACCTCGCCCCGGTCGAAGCGGGCGATGAGCTTCGCGCGCGCCCGCGCCGGCATGTCCCCCGCGATCGTCTCGGCCGAAACGCCCGCAGCCCGAAACGCGTCGGCCACGGCCAAGGCATGGTCCACGGTCGCGCAGAAGAAGATCGTGCGCCGGTCGGCGGCCTTGTCCATCCAGTGCTCGACCACGGCCTCGTTGAGCACAGCGCGATTGAGCACCTTGTCCGCCTGGCGCATGTCGAAATCGCCGGCGGTGCTGTCGATGCCGGAGAGTTCATTCTCGATCCCGAGGTCGATGGTGAAGGTCCGGGGCGGGACCAGCAGGCCACGCGCGATGAGCGTGCCGATCCGCAGGTGATAGCCGACATTGCTGAAGGTCTTGCGCAGGCTGCGGCCATCGCCGCGGCCGGGCGTGGCGGAGAGGCCCAAGAGCTTCAGGCCAGGACTGACCTCGCGCGCATGGGCCAGGATCGCCTGGTAGCTCGCGGCGGCCGCGCGGTGGCATTCGTCGATCACCAGATGGCTCAGTTTCGGCATGGATGCGCGGCGGTGTTCCCGGGCGAGCGTCTGCACGCTGCCGAAGATCACCGGGCCGTCCCAGCAATCCTGTTCTGCCTTCACCACCGAGGTGTCGAGGCCCGAGATCTGCCCGATCGCCGATCGGTTCTGGTCGATGAGTTCATCGGTGTGCTGAAGCACCAGCACCTTGGCATCACGGTCCCGTTCGGCCTGCTCGCCGACATAGAAGCCGGCGATGGCCGTCTTGCCGGCTCCGGTCGGCAGCACGAGCATGGTATTGCCGTGCTCGGCCGAGCGGTCATGGGCGGCGTCGACCGCGGCCCGCTGATAGTCGCGAGGGATCATGGCGGCCTCCCTCAGCGCGCCCAGAAGGGTGCGCCGCCGGCAGAAGGCGCCTGATGCGTGGACTGCGCCGGGGGCGTTTGCGGCGGCGCCGACACCGCCTTGCCGGCCGAGGGCGCCGCCCCCATCACGGCGGCATATTGCGCGTGTTCGGGGCCGATCGCCGCCTTGATCACGTTGCGACCGGCATCGTCGGGGTTGTTGCGGTCCTTCTCGACGCCGACCTTGGCCACGAAATCGAGCCCGTTGAGATCGCCGAGGCTGCGGATCATCCGGGCCGTGCGTGCCACCTCTGATTGGTCGCTGGCCTTGATGCCGCGCGCCGATTCCAGAATGCCGCGAATGAGGGCGCGGCCACGGTTGGCATAGGTGTCCTCGCCGCGCTCGTTGACGCTTTTTCCCTTGAATCCGATGCGGGTGTAGATGCGCCGCCGGGCATGGGGGCCTTCCAGCACCACGGCTTCGGTGTTGAGGTAGAGGGCGGAACTGGTGCGGCTCTGGGAGAGCCAGCCCTCGGGGCCGGTGCCGCCGGGGCGAATGCTCAGCGTCACCTTGACGAGGGTGTTTGCCGGAATGAGGTCGAATGCGGCGTCCTGGGTCTCGGCGCCGTTGAAATCCATGCTGTCCGCCATGGGTCAGGCTCCTTTCGTCATGGGATTGGTCTGGGCCGGCTGCTGCGGTAGATCGAAGTCGAGATCGGCGCTCGCCTGCGCGCCGGAACCCGCGCGGATCTTCGCCATCAGGCGGCCGAGATGGGCCTGCTCGATCATCGAGAGCCGGCCGCTGCGGTCCTTCGCCGGAAAGCCGAAATCGTTGATCGTGGTGCAGACGAAGGCCCGGAAGGGCGCGCCTTCCTGGGGGCGGATTTCCGCGAGGGTGATGACCTCGTCGACGATGCCGGGCAACTCAAGGCCGGTCTTCGAGCCCTCGATCTGCATCGCGAAATACGGCTTGCCGAAATCGTCGATCTTCCGGTCGAGCAGACCCACGAGCCAGATGTTCTTTCGCGGCGTGTGCTGCAAATGCGTGAGCCAGCCGATCATTTCCTGGCCCAAAAGCCCGTAGGCGCCCCGCAGGTCGAGCTTGCCGCTGCGATCCGACTGCGCCTGCGGCTGCCCCTTGCACCACTGCATGCAGATGCGCGAGGCGACGGAGATCGAGTCGACGAAGATCGTGTCGTATTTGTCGAGCAGGGACGGATCGCCGAAGGCGGCGCAGACGCGGTCGTAGTCGCGCTGGCTGTAAGGTTGATCCTCGCGCATCGCCGGGTTGGGACCGCCGATCCAGCAGGCGAGGTCGCGGGCGCGCTCCCAGTCGCGGACCCGGATTTCGTCGCCGGGCCAGCCCTGAACGGCCAGTTCGCCGGCCTCGAGATTGACGAACAGGGTGCGCTCGGGATCGAGCGTCCAGAGCTGGCTGGTCTTGCCGATGCCGGAAATGCCGGTCAGCACCCCCTTGATGCCGCGCGTCTCGCGCAGGCGTTCGTCGGCGGTGATGATCTTCAGCGGGGCGGGTTGGAAGGGCGCGCTCATTTGCGCGCCTCCAGATCGCGGACGGCGGATGCGACGGCGTTGTCGCTGCCTTTCGCACCCTGACGCCGCGCCATGCGCAGCATGTCCTCCAGCGCCATGATGGTCTGGCCAAGGCTGCGGCGCTCTTCCTCGAGCGCGACGAGGGCAAAGGCGATGTCGTCGACGCTTGCGCGGTCCACCGGGCGTGTGCGCGCGGCGCGATCCGCCAGCGGCGGGATGGCGATGGTATCGGGAAGTGGCGCTAACCAGGTCGACTGCCGGAGTTTTTCGAGGGGGGATTTGAACATCTGCTGCTCCTTTTCGTCTTGCCCAGGGCTCGTCCGTAAGGTGTCGGCTGCCGGGCCCGACGCCGCCCTGGAGCTCGCGGTCGGGGTGTTTCCCTGAGGGTCTTTCATTCCCCCGAAGGCCCGGCATGAATTGGCTTGAGTGCTTGCCCTCACTTACCGGCGCGGGGCCGCAACTGTCGGGACAGCCTCGAAATACCCGTCGAGGCCCATCTCGGTGGCGATCTCGCGGATCCTGCCCAGACGCTCGTAGATCGTGCTCCGGTGAACGCCGAGCGCGCGTGCTGCCTCCGAGATGCTGAGCTGGCTGACGGCCAACGCAACCTGCCGCGTCGCCGGGCAGAGCGCGGCCAAGAGCCTGCCGACATCGCCGCGCAGGCCGGGACCGTGGGCGAGCGAAAACGCGTCGACGGGATCGAGTGCGGCGGCCTCGGGCAGCACGTCCGAGAGGGTCAGGCCCCCGTCGTCATCGCTGACCGGCGCGTCGATGCAGAGCATGGCCCGTTCGGCGTGCATGGCCATGGTGCTGCTCGCAAGCGTCGCCACGCGATTGGCGACGATGCGATCTGCGAAGGTGTCGAAGGAGGATTTCGCCGGATCGAAGTTCCGTGCGCGCCGGATCAGATCGAGGCGCAGTTCCTGCTCGATGTCCTCGGCATCGAGCCCCGGCACGGCGCCCGAGCGCGCCAGGCGCGCTGCGCGGATGCGGATATTGCGGGAAATGCGGGTGGTGGGATCGGTAAGCTGTTGAAGCTGCTCCATGGTTTTCGCCTTCGTCCAGGTGGACGGGCACGCGGCCCGAGTACCCGGCTCCGGCGAAATTTCGCTGGGACGGCGGTTGGAGCAGCTTCGGCACGAAGAAAAATCGCCGAGGAGCCTTGCTCCCCGGCGGTTTCACAACCCAGATTTTTTCGAGATTTTTCAGCGGCGCCCGGCGAAATTTCGTTGGCGCTGACCCTGGCGGCCCTGTTCGAGATCATCCGCGCGGACAACGAAGCGGGTGACATAGTTACCCTCGTCGGTCGGGATGGGCTCGTCGGCAATCCCGAAGCTGTCGCGCAGCGCCTTGGACAGGGCCTGCTTCTGTTTCTGGTGCTTCGAGGTTTCCGTTGGATTGCCCCTGTGCACCGCAAGCCGGCCGCCACTCAGCGCGAACGCCTTGAGATAGGTCCACACGGCCTTCGGCTTGCCGTTCTTTGCGTTCTTCATGCCGAGTTGATCGGGCTCGAAACGTCGTGTCTCGCCCCGGAAGGTGACATTCAGAACCTCGTTGGCGATGAAGCGCATGGTGATGTCTTCCCAGCGCGCATCGGGCGGAAGCGGCCAGGCCAGCCCCTGTGCCGAGTCCTCCGCGTCGCGCCCAACCGCGTCACGCAGTGGCGCGAACATCTCGGTTGCCGGACGGGCTGGCGCGAACACCCCATCATCCACGATCAAGATGTCCGCGAGCGCCATGCGCGTCACGCCGGCCCGGTCGAGGGCCGTGATCAAGGCATCGGGCAGCGATACGGACGTGGGGGTGAGAAGCAGCCGTGGACCGGGGGTATCGAGCACTTCAGCGAAAGGGCGAGGATCGGCGTCGGCCGAAGGGCCGGGGAGTGCGAGAAATACCGGGAACCCGCGGCCGGCGTAGATGTCGTGGGTTCCGATGCGGGTGACCGGTCCGGTCGTGCCGCGCCCCGGCTGATGCGGTGAAACTCCAAGCGCCCGGGCGATGCGCTTCGCCAGGTCGGTGCGATCCACGCGCAGAATGGCGATGTCGTCTGCATCGAGGTCGAGATGGGCACAGGCCCTGGGCCGGTCGCCGCAGACCGCGCGGATCGAGCCGTCGGCATGGTGAATGACACGGCGCGGACAGCCCGCGCCGCCGGGCGAAGGACAGGGCAGTTCCCGTACCCGGCCTGCCTGTTTCAGCAGATGTTCGACACTTGCGAATTCGTTCCCGATGGTCGCCGTCCATTCCCATCGGCTGGCGGCGGCGTCCGAAAAATCGTCAAGCGCTTTCCAGAACCTCGAAATCCGCATCCTCGTCCGCCTCGCCTGGAACCCGCCAGAAGCCGCGCGCCCGCAGCCAGGCCTCGATGAGATGTTCGTCCTCCTGCCGCTCGTAGCGGGCGATGTTGGCTGGGCGGATGGTCACGGAACGCTCGCGTTTCGAGCCTTCGAAGGCGAAGCGGAAGGTCGCGTGCGTGAACTGCCCACCGTTCAGACGCCTTTCCCAGTTCTCGCCGAACGCCTTGAACAGGTTCTCGGACTTGCGGATTTCAAGCTCCGAGACCTTGCCCGGCCACCGGCGGCCGAATTCCACCAGACGCACCCCGGCGATACCATCGATGTCGTCGTGGACGAGCGCCTCGGGGCCGTGTTCGAGAAGCGGTGCGAGCGTATAACGCTCCGCCAGGTCGAAATAGGCGTCGCTGCCGAACAAGAGCTCGCCGAAGGTCTTGAGGTAGAGTTCACGCTCGCCCTTGGTGGAGGCATTGACGCCCATCTCGTCGGTGGCGCTGTCGTAGATCAGCACGTCGTGCTGTTGCGGGCGATAGAAGGCGTGGCTGCCTTCACCCTCGTCCTCGTGCTTGCCCTCGCGCCGCATGGGGCTGCCGTGCCGGACGAGGATCCAGATCTTTTCGTCGCGGGGAAAGACGAAGATGCGGCTGTTTCGCCCCCGGCGCTTCTTCTCGAACCAGTCGTCCATCCGATCCTGGATGGTTTTCGCTACCTCATCCGAAATTTTGGGCAAGTCCTTCTTTGCCTTCGCCAAGCGCGAGCCCGCGAAATACATGAAGTTCGAGCGCTTGAAGGCCACGGTTTCCGCGTGCTGGCGTTGCAGGAGCATCGGGTTTGCGAGCCAGATCTGGACGGAAACATCGGCCGCGGTCGGTTCGTGCTCTGCGTCGATCGCGATTCCTGCCGCCTCGGCCTGTTCGAGCAATTCCTCCATGCTCTCGTGGCTGGCGGTCTCATGCACGTAATAGAGCGCATCGACCATCGCGTCGGGGACGTTCTCGTCGGGGTTCATCAGGATGGCGGCGATGTCCTCGAGCGGCAGTTCGTCGACGGGCGCGGCGGCAAGATCAAGGCCCCGACCAACGAAATAACCGTTCCACCTGGAGAGGAAGGTCTTCAGGCGGTCCGGGGAAATTTGCTTCAGGCGATCGGGATTGGTGAAAATTCTTGGATTGAATGAAGGCATCAGAATCGCTCCGGCCAAGCTGCTCGTGAGGCGAAAATAGATGCGCGCCGTGCTCGCCACAAGATTGTGTTCATGAAACGTTCCATCCTGCCGATCCGACAGGCCGAGAGCCGCGCCGGTATGTGAGGACAGGCAGCTGGAGCATTCCCCATGATCGCAATTCTCGATCGCGCCCGGCGCGGTTCCATCACCACGTTTCTCATCCGTCTCGCGCGCATCGCGGGAGGCGTTTCATGATCGATCCGGACGCGCGCGAGCGGCAAGCGCTTCACGCCGCCATGAAATTCATGGGCGAGCTGATGGCCGAGATCGGCTGGGCGACCCGTTTCAACGAACTCTCGGCCGAGCAGGCCCGGGCGCTCGCCGAAGCCGCCATCGACGGATTTCAGGAGGCCATGGCCACCTCGGCACCGAAGTCCGACACGGAGATTCCCTTCTGATGGCGGCGCTTCTGGACTTCAACCATCGGGAGAAGAAACCCGGTTTCGCGGACGTGGTGAACGCTCTCATCGATACCGCCCTGACAGCCGAGAACGCCGAGCGACCTGCGCGCGACTATCTCGGGGGCAGCCGGCTGGGCGATGCCTGCCAGCGACGGCTGCAATACGAATATCTCAAGGTGCCGAAGGACGACGGCGCGGAATTTACCGGGCGCTCCTTGCGCATCTTCGCGCTTGGTCATGTGCTCGAGGAGCTCGCGATCGGCTGGCTGCGCAAGGCCGGCTTCGATCTCAGAACGCGCAACCGCCATGGCGAACAGTTCGGGTTTTCCGCCGCTGGCGGTCGCCTGCAGGGGCATGCGGATGGCGTCATCGTGGCCGCGCCAGACGGCATGGCGGTTCCGGCGCTCTGGGAGTGCAAGTCGGCCAATGCGAAGAACTGGCGCGACATCGCCAGGCGCGGCGTGGTCAAGGCCAAGCCGATCTATGCGGCGCAGATCGCGCTCTATCAGGCCTATCTCGGGCTCACCGATGCGCCGGCGCTCTTCACCGCGATCAACAAGGACAGCTGCGAGATCTGGCACGAGCTGGTCCCGTTCGATGCCGAACGCGCGCAGTCCGCCAGCGACAAGGCGGTGCGGATCCTGCGCGCCTGCGACGCGGGCGAACTCTTGCCCCGGCACACGGAGGATCCCGAGCATTTCGAATGCCGCTTCTGTGCCTGGAAGGAGAGGTGCTGGGCATGACGGACGCGCCAATGTGCAGCCCCGACACGACGCTCGCTCCGGATCGCGACATGATCGCGACCTACGCAAGCGTGGTGTTCGGCTATTGCGAGCATCTGGTGCCGGTGCGGGCGCTGGCCGAGAAGGGGGCGACGGACGCGCCTCCGCACACGCCGTTTCTGCCCGCCGACGACAGGCTCGCCGAGATGCTTGCGCGCCAGGCGAGCTGGGCGGCGAACGCGGACATGGCGCTTTTCGTCGTGCCAGGCACGGTCGAGAATCCTGGCGATGCCCGCGCCGAGCACATCCTGCAGACGCAGGTCTTGCTGGTCGATCTCGACCATGGCGACATCGCGGCGAAACGCGCCCATCTCGAACGCCATGTTGGGCGACCCACTCTGGTCGTGGCCTCGGGCGGTGTGACGGCGGAGGGTCAGCGCAAGCTGCACCTCTACTGGCGCCTGACCGAGCCGGCGGAAGGCGAAGACGTCGCCCGCGTGTGCCGGCTGCGCCAGACGATTGCCGCGAAGGTCGGCGGCGATCCGGCCTTCAAATCCGCCCATCAGCCGATCCGCGTCGCGGGCAGCATCCACGCGAAAGGCGGCAGCCGACGGCTCGTCGAGATCGTCGATCACGCCGAGATCGATCACGACCTTGGCGAACTCACCGAGGCAATCCTGGCGATGCCGCCGATGGAGGGGCTCTCGGATGACGCGCTCGATTTCAACGGCGCCGGTCGCGGAGGCGACTCGGTCCCGGAACTGTTCGGGCGTCCGGTTCGCGAAGGCGGCGTCGACGGCACGACCCGCTTCGATGCGCTTTCGCGCGTCATCGGCTACTGGGTCCGGCGCTGCCGCGAAGGGCACGTCACGCCGGGCGAGGCCTGGGACGAGATCAAGAGCTACAACCTCGCCCGCATCGATCCGCCCTGGCCAGAGGACAGGCTGAAAAAGGAAGCCGAGCGTCTCTGGCAGCGCGATCTCGAGCGCAATGGGGCCTTCGACGACGAACTTTCCGAGGGCGCCGATGGCGGTGGCGGAGACAATAACGGCCCGACACCCGTGCGTTTCAGCGAGGACGCGCTGGCGGCGCGCTTTGCAGAAAGGCACGCGGATCGCTGGCGCTACGTGGCCGGATGGGGACAGTGGCTCACCTGGACCGGGGTGGTCTGGCGGCGCGAGGACACGCTGCAGGCCTTCGATCTCGCGCGCCAGGTCTGCCGCGAGGCGGCGGTCCGCGCACCGTCTGCGCGTGTTCGCACCAAGCTGTCCACGGCCGCAACTGTGGCCGCTGTCGAGCGGCTCGCCCGCAGCGATCGCAGGCATGCCAGCACGACCGAGATCTGGGACCGCGACCCCTGGCTTCTGAACACCGGCGATGGCGTGATCGACCTTCGCACAGGCGCGCAGTCCGCCCACGATCCGCAGCTCTTCATGACCAAGGTCGCGGGCGCGGCCTCGAAGGGCGCCTGTCCGACATGGGAGGCGTTCCTTGACACGGTCACGGGCGGCGATGTCGAGCTGCAGGCCTATCTGCGCCGAATGGCCGGTTACTGCCTGACCGGTGTGACCACCGAACACGCGCTGTTCTTCCTCTACGGCACCGGCGCCAACGGCAAATCGGTCTTTGCCAACACGCTGACCGCGATCATGGGCGATTACGCGACTGTCGCGGCCATGGACATGTTCATGGCCACCCATGGCGACCGCCATCCGACCGACATGGCGGGCTTGCGCGGCGCGCGGATCGTGACCTCCATCGAGACCGAACAGGGAAGTCGCTGGGCCGAAAGCAAGCTGAAGGCCCTCACCGGCGGCGACAAGATCACCGCCCGCTTCATGCGGCAGGACTTCTTCGAGTTCATCCCGCAGTTCAAGCTTCTGATCGTCGGCAACCACAAGCCGTCCATTCGCAACGTGGACGAGGCAATGAAGCGACGGCTGCACATGGTGCCCTTCACGGTCACCATCCCGCCGGCCAAACGCGACCGCCGCCTGTCCGACAGGCTTCTGGCCGAGCGTGACGGCATCCTCGCTTGGGCGCTCCGGGGCTGCCTGGAGTGGCAGGAGACCGGACTGCGCCCGCCCGAGGCCGTGATGGCGGCGACCGAGGATTACTTCGAGGCAGAAGACGCGCTCGGGCGGTGGCTGGAGGAGTGCTGCGATGTCGGCAGCTCATCGTTCGAGTCCGGATCGACCGAGCTTTTCAACAGCTGGAAGAGCTGGGCGGAGGCGAACGGAGAATACGCCGGCTCGATGAAGCGCTTCTCGGAGACCCTGAGCGCCCGCGGCTTCGAAAAATTCAAGACCAGCACGGTGCGCGGGTTTCGCGGGATCGCCGTGAGGGACAACAAGACCGACCTTTTCGAGGGGGACTACAATGACCAGTAAAACAAGGGAAATGGCGGATGTGGCGGGTTATGACCATATAACCGTCACGCGTGCGCACACGCGCGCCCGTGAGATGTTAACCGAACAACCCGCCACATCCGCCACAACCGCCACCGAAGCGCGGGCCACGAACGGAGACGTACTCCCCGACACGGTGCTTGCGCTCGATCTCGGAACCACGACCGGCTGGGCACTGCGCGGCCATGACGGTCTGATCACCAGCGGCACCGTCTGCTTCAAACCCCGGCGATTTGATGGTGGCGGCATGCGGTATTTGCGCTTCACCAACTGGCTGACCGAGATCGACCGGATCTCGGGGCCGATCTCGGCGATCTGGTTCGAGGAGGTCCGCCGCCACGCCGGCACCGACGCGAGCCACATCTACGGCGGGCTCATGGCCACGCTGACCGCATGGGCTGAACTGCGGGGTGTGCCCTACGAGGGCGTCCCGATCGGCACGATCAAGCGGCACGTCGCCGCCAAGGGCAACGCCGACAAGGCTGCCGTCATGGCCGCCGTTCGCGCCCGCGGCTTCTCGCCCGCGGACGACAATGAAGCCGACGCCATCGCCATCCTCCTCTGGGCGATCGAGACGAACGGGGGTGTCGCATGAGGTGGCATCCCCACGGTTGCGGCGGTCGGCGCCGCGATCCCGAGCAGGTCAAGCGCGAGGGCTGGCGCGAACAGGACGTCCTCGCGGTCTCCGCCGATGACGATCGCCTCACCTGGCCCGAGCGCGAACTGGTCCGGCAGTTGTGCGAGAAGCTCTACGGCCCGCGCCCCACGGAAGTGGAGGCACGCCATGGCTGACCGCATCTGGACCGCCGACTGCGTCGCCGATCATTTCGATGAGGCGTTCCGCACCCTGCGCAAGCTGCCGCCGGTGAAGGTGCAGGGCTATTTCAACACCTGGCCGGAGATCGTGCGGACGAGTCGCGAGATTGCCTTCATGGAACCCGAGCCGATGCATATCCGGCCGTCGGCCGCCGCCATCACGCGGCTCGAGCAGACGTTCGACTGGGTGCTCTGGATCGAGGAGGCGGAGCGCAAGCTGGTCTGGTCGCGTGCGGCCCGCGTGCCTTGGAAGGTGATCAGCCATGAGCATGGCTGCGATCGCACTACGGCGTGGCGACGCTGGCAGCTCGCCCTCACCAAGATTGCGGCGCGGCTCAATGCGCAGTGACTCCAATGTGTTGCAACACTTTTCCATGCAACAGATGGGGGCAAATCAGATATGTTTCTGGCTATGCTCGGGAGAGGCGCGCCAGCGACGGATCGTCCCCCCTCGCGGGCGTTGTCGTTTCCGGTGTCGTCGCCATTGCCATCGTCACCATCATCGAGACCAGCATCATGCCCGTCCGCCCAC